TTACGCGTCCGGGCGACGCACTGGCGACCAATCGACGGAACCCGCTTCGGCAAACTTGAGCCTGTCGCGTAGCTCCGGATGCACCCCCGCCTGCATCAGCAGCGCAATACCGCCCAATCGGCGCGCGTCCTCGTCCGTAATCTCGCACCCGTCGTTAGGCTCGGCGTGCGGCGGGATCGTGATCGCGACGCCTGCATTCATTTCACGGTCGAGGACGGCCTGTATGTCCTTGCGAAACACGGTGCACAGCGTCACCTGTTCGGTGTCCTCGTCGTAGAACACGATGGTCGCGCGTCTCGGTTTGCTCATGTCACATTCCTCTGCAAGTCTGGTATTTCTCGAACGCACGCTGCTTGCACAACGCGTAGGTCCGAGGGTCTTTGTACATCGCGCCAGCAACCGCGCACATTTCCATATCGATTTCGTATCGTGCGAAGCACTGTTCTTCCTGAAATGGGTCCACCGCCGCGACGTTCAGCACGTCACCCAGTGGCGAATCATCCAGCGAGAACGGCGCAGCATCGCCTAGCGGCGTGCCGTCAAGCAGCCCGGATGCGGAACTGGCAAGGCCGCTGCCAGCCCGTCCTACGACGCTCTCCAAATAGCTTATCAGTTCACCTGCCGTCACGTCGCTCGGCGTGGCCCAACTTGGGAGCGGCTTGTCCGCCGGCAGCGAGGCCATTCCCGGCACGCTGGCGAGCCTGCTTGACAGGGGGAATGGTCGGGCTGAAGGCTGACCACCGGAAGCGCCACCGCCGGCGACAACCTTGCGGTCAATCTCGACCGTCACGCGGCCGTCCTCGATTGCAGACCTTAGCGCGTCGAGCGGCGCGCCCCGGAGCGCGTCTAGGCCCAACTGCCGAAGATAAGTTAGCGCATTCGTCGTTAGCCCCTCGTACTTCGGCCAGTGCAGCATCAATTCAGAAACGGCGCTGCGTCCACCGGCCGACAGGCTCGCGCCGGCCGAACCGCTCGCGCGAGTCAGCGTCGCACGCTTTCCAGAACCCAACTCGATAGTGACCGATGCCATTGGCGCACCTCGCAATTTGTCTGTTAGGCATATTATCATCAGACAAATACCCGCCGTCCGCGCGGGCGCTTTGCTTTCTGCTCGCGCGCATGAACGTCGTGGATAATCGAGACACTATCGATGGGAGCCCGCCATGCTCAACCCCGACGATTGGAAGGCGAAGGTAGTAGACAGCATGCAAACGACTTGCCCGGTCTGTCAGTCACCGAATGTCACGATGGGAGCATGTGCAGTCGGGAGCATGACGGTTCACCAAGAATACGTGTGCGAGTCCTGCAATTTCGAATTCACCGCCTTCTTTGCTCTGGACGGTTTCTATAAAGGGCAGCCAAGCCAGTAGGCGAGATCGGAGCGACCTGCGGACAAATCGCCGCCAGAATGCAGCCTGTTTAAACGAATTCGACAGGACCGCAAAGTGGCGTCGCCGGCACAATCGGAAAGCGTAAAGCTCAACCGCGAGACATGGCTCAACAGCATGGCGGCGCTCATGGCTCCGCGCTTCGCGGAACTCGGGAAGCCTCTCCCGAAGTTTCGCGTAACAATCGGCTGGACGAGCGGCGGGAAGAACGACAATGCGACAGGCGAATGTTGGTCGCCTCGTGTGAGCGAAGATGAGCACTTCGAGATTTTCTTGACACCGCGCCGCGCCGACAGCATGGCCGTGGCCTGTACGCTCGCGCACGAACTGACGCATGCAGCGGTCGGGCTCGCAGAAGGGCACAAGGGCGAGTTTGCGCGCGTTGCACGGGCTCTTGGCTTCACGGGCAGGCTCACCCATGCACAACAGCCACCAGCCCTTCAGGCTTGGATTCAGCCCATGATCGACAAGCTAGGGACGCTGCCCCATGCCGCGATCATGCCAGACAGGCCGCGCGCGCTGATCGACATTTCCGCGCTCATGGGCAACACGCAGCGAAAGCCGGTCGAGGTTGGAGACGACGACGGCAACGACGAGGGCACCGGCAAGGCCGAACCGCTGAACAACAAGCCGCCGCGCCAGTCGACGCGCATGCACAAGACCGAGTGCGTCGAGTGCGGATACACGGCCCGCGTGTCGGCCAAATGGTTAAAGATCGGCGCGCCCCTGTGTCCGGCCGGACACGGCCCAATGGAGTACGACGTGGGCGCAGTTGAGGGTACAGGCGACTGACGCTAAAAGAGGTTCTTCGTGGATTCCCGGGATGTCGCCTGCCGCCCCACTGTGGCCATTCGTACTTTGCCCATTAAGCCGGTCGATGATGAATGCGACGCAGACATTGGCACGTCCGAGCCCGTCGTAATGCCGGCATAGCTGGGTGTCTGGACTGCTCATCTCGACGATGTATTCCTAGGCTGGCGCGAGAAATTCCTCGATTTGTGCAACAAACGACTGAATTTCCTTTGTATATTTTTCGCACAAGTATTCAAAAAGCTCGGTCTGACTGTATAGCCCAGATCGCTTCAATGCAATAAAAAGACCCTTCCCATCTTCTTTCCCAATATCGCCTTTCCAGCCATCCGGCAGTCTTTTTAGCCTTCCATCTTGATATTCTATGAAAATATCCTTTTCAACACTTAGAAAAGGGGCAAAAAGAATACTGCCGCGACCGCGCACATATCGCTTTTCTTTTTGATCTCCGTCCAGAACACAAATGACAGTCGCTTCTTCGGTGAAAAATTTTTCGCTTCTATTCCTTTCCATCAAGTCAACAGTATTCGTCCCACCTGCAACATGAACTATCGTGTATGAGCTAAATATTCTTTTGATGTACTTTCGAATAATGTGCTCGATAAATTCATTTAAAACCTTGTCTTCCGTCAAGATGTATCTATCCCACCCAGTGAACCCAAATAGGATACTTCTGACGTAATTGTACGTTACCTCATTATATTCGATGTGGCCATTTTCATTTGTCAGGTACAATATCTCACCATCTCCATCCAATGAGCGAAGCATGGCTAGAGAGTGAGTCGTAAACACAATGCTCACATTATAGTTCACACAAAAACGCCGCAAATTCTTTATCAGGTGCACTTGAGCCGCGGCATCGAGAGATATGTCGATCTCATCAATAACGATGAGTTTCTTTCGATTTCTAATTTTCCGGTACAAACTTATAACGAAAAACTCCCCCGAGCTGAAGTAATCTTCGCGAATATATCGACTGTCCGGCTTGATGAGGCAAAAATACGATCTGTTTTTTATTCTGATTTCACGAAGATTGTCAAATCGACGCTCTCCGTAAATGTCCGAAAGAAAATCAATAAGCTCCTGCGGAACAGAATAATTTTCCAGAACAACGTTCTGCCGTATTTCGGCATCGTTGTTGCTAATTGTTTGAAAGTAATTGAACCGCTCTCCGTGCGGCATGGGTAGCTCGACATCAATCTCGTCCTTCAGTGTACGTGGAACGGGCGTCCTGCTGTTCAGGGTGCCGATGTTCTCGTCGTACTCGAACAGGTAATCGACGCCGTCGTAGCGATAAACAATGCGGCTTTGCGGCGAGAAAATACTGCGATCCGAAGTAAGGTTGTATGTATCAGCGACTCGAAGATTTCTCAATGCTTTTACGATGGAAGTCTTTCCGACGCCGTTTCTACCGACGATGCAAAATAGCTGATTCCTGCCAAATGGGACTGTGATGCACGCACTGGCAATGTGCTGAACATTTTCGATTTGAACAAAGAGTTCCATCGTCATTTGTTCCTCTTCGAATCCGTATTTTTCTGCCGATGAATCAGCGTATCGATCACCGTGACACCATATCTTCGACGAAGTTTGTCCAGATATTTCTGGTCAATCGTATTAACGTAGTTTAGCAAGCCACCAAGTACATCGGCGCTCTCTTCCAGATCGGCGTTTGTGAGGTCCACCAGTGCATCGTTATTACGGACGTAGAAATGCAACATCGTTTCTATCCGACTTCTGATTTTCGAATCAACGGCAAGTTGTCCATTCGGAAGTATAACCATGCCAAGTATCTTGATCTTCCGCCCGATACTGGTCAGCTTGGTTTTTTGATCGTTGAGATGCATCTGCGGATAGTCATATTCAGCGAGAAGACGCGTAATCGTGGCATCCATTCCCAACAATGACTCTTTTTCTTGCGCTGAGATCGTGATATCGTCAGAATACCGGGTGTAGACGAGGCCCTTTTCTAAGCACACGCTCGATAGGGCATCATCGAACAAAAGAAGAGCCGTATTGCTTATCGTTGGCGATGTGGAAAAGCCAAGGGGAAGCGTGGACTCGACCGTGACGAGGTCAATAATTCGGTCCAAATACTCGGTCACGTCACTGACCGGAACATGGTCGATTCCCCTTAGGATGGCTTTTTTAACAGAATCGGCCGAGATGCTAGGGAAGAAATTTGCGATATCGACTTGATAGAAATGGCGGCCATTGACATGTTTCTTGACGGCATCGGCGGCATTCGTTCCCTTTCTATACGAGAAGACTATATCTTCTCGGATTGGAAGGTGATTAAAAATGAAGAGATTGAGAAACGAATGATATTTCGCTAGAACCTTATCCGCAACGTATACGATTCGCTCTTTCGCCGAATTATCGGACACCGTTTTACGAGTAACCCGCTGCTCGACGTCGCAAGTAGCAAAGTCTTGGAACGACTGCTTCCCGTGGTACATCGCATTGAAGAGGGTTTCCAGCGGCTTTTTGTTCATTTCGCGGAATTGCTCGGTGTGGTGCCGCAAACGCGTCGCTAGGGACGTCTAGCGCGGCGAAGCTAAGTTGTTTGGGAACCTGATTAGAAACGATAGCACGATTCCCACGGCCGCCGAGGTGCCGCTAAGGAAATCTGCCGTGAGGGGATGGCTGGGCCGGTGTCAGGTCGAAACGATGGGACTTCCATACGAAATGGGCGACTCCTTGATTTCAAGGAGTCGCCCACACGTAACATGGATGCAGACCCGGTAGAGGCCAGACATATGACTGGAGAATGCTCCTAGTCGCCGGCATGGTTCTATTCTACTGAGGTGCGACGATAAACGCAATCTTCGCCAAGCGGGCGACGAAGCGCGCGGGTGGCTTCTCTCATGCAAGTAACTGCGCTATTTTTTGATACGTCCCTATAAATTGCATCACTTCCCCAGGCGACATCGTGACATAAGAGCTCGGTGGCGGCTGGTTTGGTCGCATGCTTGCGGGCGGCGGACACTCGAATGTCCTCATGGACCTTGGACAAGTGCCTGTAACTGGCCGAACACCGATGGCCTTCCCCACGTTGCCCGGAAATGTGCGATGAACCGCAAAAATGCCCGCGCTAGGCGGGCTTCGCTTCATGGGCTGGCGGTCAGCGCGTCGTAGTCTGCTGCACACTCGTTTCCAGCGATTCTCGCCCGGTCAAGTGCGCTTGCCAGCGCTTCATTTCGTTCGACAGATTCCCCGAACACGTCGGCAAGCAAAACGATGGTGTCGGTTCCTGCCGCGCTGTCGCCGGTAGCGGCGGAATGTGCGCGGGCGACGAGGGAATCGACCGTACCGCGCAGGCTTGCAGCAGTAGCACGAGCGGCAAACTCAGCAGCCAGAGCCGCGTCGCGTTGAGTCTTTGCATTGTTGGCATTCTCCGTTTGTTGATCGACTCGCCGCTGTTCCTCTTTCCGCGCCGCCGTTACGGCATCCGCCAGCGCGTTGGCATTGTCCAGCTTCATCGCGGCGACCTGCCGATCCTTCGCGATGTACACCATCCCGCCACCCACCAACAGCCCCACCAGAAAAACCGCTACGGCCCCCTTGATCCACTTCACGCTATTCCCCCAAGCATGCGGCACGCTCCTTCATGCGCCGCGTATAAATGCCGTAGCAGCCGTTCGCGCGCACGCTACAGTCGATCCATTTTTCACCGCGCCGAAGTAGCGCCCATTTCGGGTAAAGCTCACACGCCGCCGGGAAGTCTCGCCGCCTGTATGCCGCCATGATCGACGGCGGCTCACCGGGTCGGCTGGCTCGCGCCCACGAACCAAGCCCCCGGTTATACGCATAGTCGATTGCCGCGACCTTTTGCCCGTCTGTCAGGCTGTCGAATCCCGGCACCGTCTCTCGGACGCCGGCCGCGTATCCCGCCAGCGAATCCGACAACATCCCCTTGCATTCGGCCAATGTGTACCGCCGCATGGGAACGTTCGTTTCCCCGTAACAGACGGTCGCCAGCGTCCCAGCCAGCTTGTCGTTATAGGGCGTCAGGCTCACGCCCTCCGATGCCCCTGTAAGGGCGATTACGGCCGCTGCTGCCGTTGCCCCGATGATCCCCACCAACCCCGCGCCGCCGTACCGGTTACTCGTGCTCAACGGCTGCCCCCTCGTCGACCTCACGAGCCACCATTACGTCACCTGCCTGTGCGCGCTTGTAGACTGCTTCAGCTTCCCGGATGCGCGCCTCTGCCACCTTCGCATCGAGCTTGCTTTTCTTCCACGAAAAATATGCGTTGAGCGCGAACGTGAGAATCGCCGTAGTAACACCGGCGATGACGCCAATGTCCGTGAGCGTCAACGATGCCCCTACGCCAACCCCCGATCCCGCGTATGCCGCCGCCTCTGTCGGACTGATCTGCATATACCCCCTTGTTTGATTTGGACGCCTTGACGCAACGTCCGCGGGGATCATAGCCAATCAACCGATTATCAGAACGTCGTCCGCTAACGTCCGGCTACGTCCATCGAGGTCTTGTTAGAAGCGAAACCCGGCCACATCGAGAAAGACGCTCGACCAGTCGAGTCGACAGCCGTACTCCATCAGCGTGCCCGTCGGGTTGCCGCCATCCCACGGCAAGCGCCACCACGAATGGGTCGCTCGACCTCCGTTGTGCTGCCAACCATCGATCCACGCGCCGCCGCTTATCGAGGATGCCGCCTGTACGGCCGCCGACGCAACCGAGCCCGTCGGGAAGTCATACGCTCGCGTCCAGCCGTGGCCCGGATTGCTCATCGCAAACTGCCACCCGTAGCCCGGCATACCGCCGCCTGCGTCAACGGCCATATTGCTGTTGATGAACCCCACCGGAAGCATCTGAGGCGTTAATGCGTCCGCAACCAGTTCGCCGCTTGGGTTCCACACCTTCATGCCGAACGACGACCCACCCGTGAAGCTCGACAGCCGGTCGAACACGAACATCTCAAACGATGCGCCGTTGTTGAGCCCCCAAAACTCAGCAAGCCAACCGCTTCCGCCGGTATTGCGGCACGCGAGCATCTGCGCGGGGCACGACTCCGACCGGAAAGCCACGACAGGCTGATTGGCAGAGAACGAAAACGCGGCATACGGCACCGTCACGTATTGCATCCTCACCGCGCCGCCCGCGAGCGGAATCGTCTGATTCTGGAGCGTCAACCACAGGTGTTCCTTGAGCCCGAATATCGGCGTATAGCCGTCGATTTGATACGTCGCGTTATCGTCCGTCCTGCACCAGAAACCCGCATCCATCAGAAAACCCCAATCACCAAAAGACCTCCCGTCACTTCAGCTTGTCCGTCCTGCTTACCGCCGTATTGCCACGATACAGTCGCCCCGTTGATCGTGATGCGGGGCGGGCACACATTCCAACTATTCGTTTTCCATCCAAACGTGTGTTCGCGCTGGAACGCGGCGAACAACCGCTGCCCCTGATTCACGAGATTCTGTAACGTGGCGTCAGTGTAGGAACCCGAACCATTGAACTGAGCCGGGATTCCTACGACTGCGACGGGCTTCCCGAGCCGGTGCGTTATGTCGACAATGAGTCGACCGTCCGGCCCCCAAATGCGAAGCCCTGTTGCCATCTTAGATATTCACCCCCATTGCTACGCGCGGTCGACCTGCGCCGTCATACACCACTACGCGACCCGGCGAGATTTCCGTCCAGCCGCTACCGTTGTTGATGCCATTAAAAGACAGTTCTCCTGACTGCATGTCGATGATAACGCAGGGGCGTCCGTTACTTCCGACGGCCGTTGACTGCAACCTGCCGTGCACGAGCGCAAGGTTTACGTGCAGGTTATTCACGATTGCGTCGCTCATGACAACCTGCCCGTTGCTGATCGCAAACGGCGATATGAGCCCGTTACCGTTCGGGTCAACGACCATGAACTTAGACGCCGCGACAACCATAGACGAGTCGCCGGACCCGTCAGCGTTGAGCGTCCACCCGGCCATGACTTTCTGACCATTCGACAGGGCCTGTACACGAACCGAGTACGTCGCGTTTACTTTCCCCTTCAGGTCGGCGTATGCGTTCGCGTTCACCTGAATGGCCGCCGCGTTCGCACCTGCCTGCGCCTGCACGTCGTCAATGCGCTTCGATTGCGCCGCGTCCGTCGTCGCCTGTACGGTCGCTTGCTCCTTGATCGCCGCCTTGATGCGCGTATCGACGTCGCCGCCCGTGCCGACCGATGCCTGTAGCTGGCTGATCTTCGTTGCCTGCGCCGCGTCAGTGGTCGCTAGTGCCGTGAGCGTGTTTTGCAGCGCCGCGTTTTTGTCGCCGGCCGTAGCGGTCAGCATGTCGATGCGCGTCGCCAGCGAGCCATCGCCGTCCGCTCGCGCCTTGGCTTCTGTCGTGATCCGCGCTTGAATGTCCTCCCCCACCAGCGCTTTCAGAGCGGCGATAGACTCGACCTGCGTCGCATCCGCGTTCGTCAACACCTGCACCTGCTGCGCGAATGTCGCCGCATTCTGGTCGACCGTGGCCGAAAGCTTCGTGACCGACTTTGCCAATGCTTCGTCAGCCGTCGCGCGCGTTTCCTGTTCCTGCTGAATCTTCGCGGAAATATTGCCGTTCACGTTCGATTCAAGCGTCGTAATGCGATCCGCCAGGGCCTCATCGTCGGTCACGCGCACCCGCATCTCGTCCTGAACCATCGCCTTAAGCTCGCCGGTCGCCGTAACGACCTGCGCCGCTACGCCGCGAATGTCGGCCGCCAGCGCTTCGTCGCCGTCCGTCCGCGCCTCTTGCTCGCTGTACACGCCCGCATACATTTCGTCCCCTGCGAACGGGTTCCCGTCGTCCCCGATCATTTGCGGACGAAGGTGCGCGGTAAGCGTGCGCAGTCCATGAGCGAGCGACGAATCAGCATCAGCCCGGATCGTTGCCTCATCCTGAAGGCGTGCCGCGTTGTCCCCGACCTGATCCGATAGCGACGTAATTTTCTGGTCGAGCGAATCCACGGCCCGACCGCGTGCGATGGTTTCTGCGTCGACCGATGCCTGTACGGCCGTGATCTGATCGGCCATGCCGTTCGCATGCACCGCTGCGTCGCGCGCCTTCTGCGCGGCGTCGTTCGATTGCTTCACGGCGTCATCAACGCTCGCTTGCATATCCGGGATAGATTCGATTTCCGACAGTAGTTCTTGGCCGAACTGCTCGCGCGTGAGCTTGTCCGTCAACAGGTCGAGAATCAGGTTAGCGTTGGCGCTCGACTGCCCGTTGACGCCTACGCCGTCCGGGTAGAACGCGCCGACGTTGCCCGATCGGTCAACCAGCCGCACCCAAAAGAACATCGAAGCGCCGTTCGTCAGGCCGAGCAACGTAGCGCGCGAGGTCGGATACGCGTAATCGCCCTGCTTGGATTCGCTACCGTCGCGCGTCGGGTTCTTGCTGTACCAAACCTCTGTACGCTGCGCGTCGTCTGCGCTGTGATCTGCCGGGAAGGCCCAATTGACCTCAATCTGGCCGATCTGCTCTTTCGAGGCATTCAGCGATGCCACGGTCGGCGGCGCACCGGTCTTGCCTTCGAGCGCGGCCGGATCGCTCAGTGTCGGAAGCGAGTAGACGCCCATCGAGTTGCGGGCGCGCACGCGGGCCTGATACACGCCGCGATAGATGCCCTGCACGTCCGTCGACTGGCCGCCGACCGTGCCGGCTGGAATCCATTCGCCGCTGTCTTTCTTCCACTCGACCGTGTAGTCGACAGCGTTGGCCGCCTGCTCCCACGCAATCGTCATCGTCGGCCGGGAAATGCCTTGATCCACGACGTAATGCACCGAAACGCTCACGCTCGCGGGCGCCGCCTGCACCTTCGGCGGAACAACCGTAGTCGGACGCTTCGAAAGCTGCGCACCAGTGTCGATGTAGCCGTATTTGCTCGGCTCGTGCTGCACTGCGCTGATCGTGTAGCTAATCTGGCCGTTTTCGTCGTTTTCCTCGACGCCGGTAACGCGGAACAACTGCGCCACGAGGTCGTCGCTTTCGAGCATCCATACGGCCCCCGTCACGCCAACCGCGTCGTAATGCTGCGTGACCGTCACCGCGCCGCCCACCGCACTATCGACCGTGCGTTTCTGCGCTACGCCGTTCGGCATGATGACGGTAAGCGTGTCGCCCGGCTTCGCCTTCACCGGCTTGTCCAGATTCACGACGGTATCCGTCATCGAGCGGATGCGGCCGCCCATGCGTCGACCGGCTTTCTTGTTGTCCGCAACCGCAATCACGTCGCCCGGCATGGACAACGTGCCGTCTAGACCGACCTTGAACGATACCGCCTGCGTCTCGACACGCGACGAAACGAGCGTCCACAAGCCGAGCCGATGCGCCTGCCCCTGCGAGGTCGTACCGAACGCGGAAATGCTCGCCTTGATGACACCATAGCGGGCCACGCCTTCGTCGTCCTGCACGGGCTCTACGGCCGCCTTGTACTGGTTCGCCGGATCGTTCCAGCCGACTTGGGCGAACGTGTAACGGCTCTTGCGCTCCGTACCCGTGTAGGTGAACTTCGCGTCAACTACGTTCGCGTTCGTGTAGACGTACACCGGATCGCTCGGCATGTCGGCCGTAGCGATGACACCGCCCGCGCCCCAGTACGCTTGGCCGCGAAAGATGCCTGCAATGTCCTGCAACACCTTGAACGCGTCGGCCTGCGACTGAATCACGCAGTTACACGTAAAGCGCGGCTCCGCGCCGCCCTTGCCGTCCGGCACCATTACGTCACAATACTGCGCGATTTCGTACAGCGTCCATTTGTCGAGTGCCGATGCGTCGATATAGCGCCCGCCGCCGTAACGCGGATGCTTCGCGAGGTCGTTGAACACCCATGCCGGATTATTCGTCCACGCCTGTTTAAACGTTCCATCCCATACGCCGCTGTAGGTGCGCGTCGTCGGGTTGTAGTTGCTCGGCACGTCGATAATCCGGCCGCGCACGAGATAGCCGCGCGTCGGCACGCTCGCGAACGACTTGGCGTCGAACTGCATACCGATCAACGCACTATTCGGATAACGCAATTTCCGGTCGACAATCTCCGTGATCGCTTCGACGTTGACCTGATCCAGAATGAATTGCGTGTTTGCGGACGGCGTAATGCGACGCACGCGCAGCAGCCAGCCAACCGACGATTTCGGCAGGTCGACGCGACACGAGCGCTCATACAGCGTCGTCGTTTTACCGTCGAAAGCGCCTTGCACTACGGTCGTGTACGCGCCGCCAATCTCCGCGAGGTCGATAGCGTAGTCGACGCGATAGCCGCCAATGTCGCCAGTGTCCTTGTTGGTCGACTGAAGCATCGGCACGCCGAAGCGAACGCGAACGGCCGTCAACTGCGTATTGTCGATCTGGCGCACGTAAGCCGGGTTCGCGCTATCGAGCGGCCGGCTAACCGGGATTTCATTCTCGATCGACGGGAATCCCGCCATGTATGTCTGATCGACCGTACCCGGCCGTGTATCGATGTTGTAGTTCGAGAAGTTGCTCGACCCGTCCGGGTTTTGTACCGGCGTTCCGTCGAGAAAGACAGACTGCAACCCGTTCACGAGCCCTACAATCGGGCCTTCGCTGATAACGTCGAGAATCTTCGCCGTTGCGGTCGAGTGCAGTGAATCGCGCGATTCCGTACCGGAACCGCCGCCACCGCCGCCACCGCCCGCGCCTACAATTTCCAACCTCAAGCCTGATCCTCCGTATAGATGCCGCTCGACGCGACCTTACTGCCTGCCATGATTTCGCCGTACACAATCGGCACCGGCTCGCCTTGCGCTGACGAATTCACCGGGCCGTTGAAGTAATACGACGTTCCGTTGTCCGTTACGCCGGACAGGCCGCCAGTCTGAGGCGACAACATCTGCACAACGCCGCCGAGCATCATGCTCGCGCCCATCATCATGAGCGCCGTTCCACCCGACCACGATGTGAGCGCGCCAACCACCACAAGCGCCGCGCCGAGGATGGTTTGGAACAGGCCGCCGCGCTTCGAGCCCGCGATCATCGGCGCGATGCGAATCTCCGAACGCGACGCGGGAAACTCCAGTTCATCCCGTCCGATGTTGGTTTTGTCGAGAAACACGGCGAACGTCAGCCCCATGTCCCGCGAGCGGGCGAGGAACTTTCGGAATCCCGGCACTACCGCGCAAAGCGCCCTAACGGCTTCGTGTGCCGATCCTACGGCGAGCCGGTGCACCCCGCAACGCCATAGAGGCGGATCGTCGTAAGCTCTTGCCCCATCAATTCCCCCTGTATCGAAGTGTGGTGTAGTGGCTCGCCTGCCACATGCCGCCGAAAAGCACGTTGGTCGACAAGCGGCCGGCCATGTGATGAATCATCCGGCCATCGCCCACGTAGATGCCTGCGTGATTCGGCACATTGTTTTTGCTTAGAACCGTCATCAGAATTACGTCGCCTGGAATGAGCGTCGCATCCTTGCCGACGTTGGCGAATCCGGCCGTGCGGTAGTTTTCGAGGTACAGCGAGGATTTGCCGTCGTCCCACCACCCATCCGCGCGCGAGAAGTCCGGCAATGTCACGCCACGCTCGACCTTGTACCAATCGCGCACGATCGAGTAACAGTCGTGAACGCCATGCACGAACTCACGGCCAGTCAACGGGGCCATGTAGCCGTCGGGCGAGAATGAACCCCACGCCTCGACGCCAATCGAGCCGTCGACCTGCACGCCCACCGATACGATGATCCAGAGGTCTACGCCCGCCGCTTCCGCCATCGTGCGATCTGCCTTTGTCGGCACGGCGCGCCCGCCCGGATGCGAGTGCACGACAGCCTCGACAGCGCCAACCGATTCGGCCGCCACGTAATCCGCGCCACTGATTCGGAAATTGCGCAGCGGATCATCGGCGGTGTTCGCGCAACGCAGGTAGGCTAGCGGACCGCCATCGTCCGGCAACACTACGAGTCCACATGCTTCATTCGGGTAAGCCTCGACAGCATGCGCCTCGATCGCGGCGCGCACGCTGTCGGGCAAATCCGATATTTCGATCATGACAAAACGTCCGTGAGAAAGCCCCCGTAGGGCAATTCGCTATTCTCACCGAAGCGGCACACGCACCCGCTCATCCGCATACTGCATCGGTCGAGCGCCGGATCGTCTACCGGCTTGTCGTTGCGGTCGAAAAACTGAATACCGGTATAACCGCAGTCCGGCCCGCGATACTCCCACTCGCACATATTGACCATCTGGCGCGCGGGAATCTGCTGGCCTCCGAAATCCAGCGGCGACGCGAGTGCAAAGCTCACCGACACGCCACTTTCCTCCGCCGCTTTCTGCTCAACGCGCCAGATTTCTACGGCCATTTCTGCCGTAGGGTCGGCCGCCGGGTTGCCGTTCGGGAAGTTGCACGCGTCCAGATACTTCGCGAGCGTGCGCCGCCGCTTCACTGTCGCGCCCACAAAGTCATCGAGAACGACGCACAGCGCGCTGATCGTCGCGCCAACGTCGCCCACGGTGAGAGTCGGCGTCGGTTGCTGCGCATCGGTCGTTTTCTTGAACCCCGTAGCCTGAATCGGCCACGGGCGAAACTCTTGTCCTTGCCACCAGATTGGCTGGCTCTGTAGATGCCCGTGGAATCGCATCATGTCCCCGCCGATGTTGGTTGCATCAACCTCGAACAGTTCTACGATGCGACCGGGCGACAACTGCTGAATGTCGCCGGTAATCGTCATTTCGTCATCGCCTCCGCGCCGTCGATTGCTGCCGATGCTGGCGCCGATTGCGCCTTGAGGGCGGAAACTTCCGCGCTAAGCTGCTGGACCGCGTGGAGTGCAGTTAGCAGGAGAGCGTTTGTATCGAGCACCATCGGGCTAGTAGTCGGGTCAAGTGGGTCACCGGGGGGCTGGTACACGAATGACTCGTCCACGGCCTTCGCCTGCTGCGCAATGAGGCCGAGGCGTTGTTGTTTACCGTCGCGCCGCCAGTCGAACTGTTTGAACGCGAGGGCGTTCACCTTGCCGAGAGAGTCTTCCGGAGTCGGCGCAATGTTCGTCTTCAGACGCATATCCGACACATTACGCGCGACGTAGGCGACGAAGGTATGGTCAATGAACATGTTGATGTGCCCTGCATTCCCATCCCACCGCGCCTCGAAAAGGTGGTCCGCTACTTGCCACGAACTGTTCCAGCGAGCGTTCGCGTTACCCCAATCGATCTTCGAGTCATCGCGGTTGTATAGGTCATTCAGGATGTCGCTCATCCACGCATTGCGGTACTGGCAAAACAGGTTCCCGTTCGGTTGCATAACGTGCATCCCGCGCGTAAACATGTTCCCCCAGTCATCCACCGCCCACGTAATCATGTTGTAGGCGTTGTTGATGAGGTCGATGCCACCGCCTTGACGAGCGCGGAGATACGTCCAAGTGTTGTCGTTGAGGCCTGATCGCAGGCCGAGATCAGCCTGCCAGTTATTTCCAGACAAGCTGAGTCGGCCCGACATGGTGTCGCCGGCGCGATTGATCTTCGAGTTCGGATCGAAGTTCCACGAACCCCAGACTGCTCCGCCTGCACCGCGAACGATGTCGGAATTCGAGAAAGTCCAGGCATTGTTCTGACTGTCGATGTGGAACACGAGATTCGGCAGCGACGACGCAGTACCACCCTCATATGCATCGATTGCTGCAAGATGACGCCCGCCCCAACGCGTCCATCGAATGCCGCCATATGCCGCCGCGCTGTTGTTCGAGTCAACCTGTAGTGCGTAAGTGCGGTCTTTATTCCACTCCGCGAAGGCTCCACCAATATCAGCAGTCGTGCGAAATGCACCATTCGTGGATGCGGCTCCAAGCGAACTAGAGAGTGTCGCGAGCATCGTGCCGCCGACGTTTTTGTCGAGCGGCGTGATGTTTCCAGCGTGCCACACGTAATCGCTACCAATACGGACATTCTTGGCGGCAAAGTTGTATGCAAAGGTCCCTTGCGTCGGCGAATACCATCCCGCCTCGCTCGCGTTCGCATAGTAGTAGCCGTCATTCTGACCAAGCCAGATTTCGCCTTCGCCGTTGGTGCGGTTGATTGTGATTTTCCCGCCGGTAAAGTCGGCGGTGCCGCTCACCTGCAAAGCATCGGAGCCGTTGTCGGCCGTCGCGCCGATCGAGACACGCGCGCCGGACTGCGCGATTCCGACGTAATCGACGCCCGTTCCCGTGGCCGCGCGCTTCGCATACAGCACGGAATGTGCCGACGTGTACGATTCGGAAATGGTGCGAATTTGGAAGTCGCCCGCGGTGCCGTGCAAAATCTCCCACTGCTTTTGCTCGGTCGGCGCTGCCTCGCGCGTAAGCATGATCGACGTTTGCTCCGCGCCGCCGCCGTTCGATGCGATGAGCGCGCTATTCGAGCCAACACCCTTGACGTGGCCCGTTGCGCTGACCGAAGACGGATGGATATCGCCCTTCGCGAGACTGTCCGTGTACGCCTTTGCGCCCGCGAGCGTGTTGGCGTCGCCCGCGTCGACGTAGGATTTCGGCGCCCCAGAAGCGGGCGAGTCGTCCGTATACGCCTTCGCCTGCGCGAGAATCGAAGCGTCCTTTGCGTCAACCGCCGTCGTGTCTGCCTTGGCCGCAAGTTGCGCCGTCACCGTGGCCGCATAGTTCGCATCATCATTCAGCGCCGCCGCAATCTCGTTGAGCGTGTTGAGCACTTCCGGCGCATCGCCAACCAGCGCCGAAATTTGGTCGTCCGTGTACGCCTTCGCAGCGTTCGTCGCGTTCGACTGGGCCATGGATGCCTTGTCGTCCGCATACGCGTGCGCCTCGCTCGTCACCTTGGCGTCTTGCGCGTCAGAATGCGCCTTCGCATCTGCGAGACGCGCAGCGCCCACACCATCGGCGTAGGTCTTTGCACTCGCGAGCGTGTTTGCGTCGCCGTTGTCCATCCGCGTATTCGCAGCAGCAGTCGCCGCAGCGTCGCCCTCATCCATGCGCGCGTTCGCTGCCGCCGTGACAGCCGAATCCTTGATCGTGGCGTCATCCTTGGCGCTCAACAGCGTCGACGCGTCGCCCGAGTCCATGCGCGCATTCGCCGCCGTCGTGACCTTGGCATCCTCGGCAGTCGCATACAGCTTCGCTGTGGCGAGCGTGTCGGCGTCGCCCCTGACTCTGCTATCCCGCTCGTCAGCGAGCGAGCCCGCGCCGCCGCCTGCGTCCGCCTTGGTGTCCATCGCCGCGCTGATCGCGTCGAAATTCGCCTGAATCTTGATCGCGGCCTTTCGGTAGGTGTCGCCGCCCTCGCCGGACGGCTGCCGACCAAAATCAAGCTTCTGCAATCCTTCCATGCTCTATCCCTCTACGTTGAATGTCTGCTGAAACTGCGCAGTCATCGTGTACACGTTCCCGTCTTTCGTCGGCTCCGTCCATGACGGGCTGTAGAACGCTCCGGGAGAATCCCATAGGGGTGGAGTCCACCAGAAAGCGTCAGCACCGCCAGCGGCCCGGAGAAAGGCCAGAATGGCACTGATCTTGTCCTCGCTCCCGTTGAACTGCACCGAGAACGCAGACGACACGTTGTTGAGCCCGTCGGCGGCTCGCTGCTCGTATCCGTCACCGAACTTCGCGGCACGAACTACCGGAGTAGTCGTACCGCTGTAGTTCGCGACGGTCGGAGCCCATCCGAACGTCAGCATCGTTTAAACACTCCCGTTTGCCATTTGCCACGCATAGCCGCCCTGCCCCTTCATCTTCTGAGCGATGCGAGCGTCGATAAGCGCCTGAATGTCAGCCTTCAGCCCCGGAATATCCGACGCATCCAGACTGCTCCCGCCCGTGTTCACCGTCACGTCGACGAGCGTCGTGTTACCACCCGCCGAGCGTGTCGCGCGGGCCACCGAGCCTACCGCACCGCCGGACGCAAACCTAGCGACGGAATGAATCGAATGCCCGGAATTCAGGGCATCGAGCGTATGCACGCCGATGCGATCGACAGCGGACGCCTTAAGCACGTATTCCCCATCGGACAGCCACGCCGGAATGCTGTCGCTCGTGCTCGTACCCGGACCAGACACCGCGCCACCAGTTGCGAGGTGGAATTGATACTGATTCAGTCCGCTCGTGGTGTTGGGCGTCCCGGCCGGAATGTCGCCGCCACCCATGAAGCTGGACACGGCCGAGATTCCCATGTTCACGAGCCCCACAATCGCCTTTTGCTCTGCGATCTTCGCGAGGTCGGCCAGAATGCTTTTCGTCATGTCGGAAAAGTTGAGTTTCCCGGTCTTTACGAACGTATCGAACGTCTGTTGCAGCGTGTTGGTCGTGCTCGTGAACGCCGATTGCGCCAATGCCATATTGTTGGCCGCAGCATCCGCATAATCCGCCCATCCCTGCGTTACGCCGTTCCTCCAATCCGACTGCGCCGCGTCCATCTGGGCGTAATAGTTCCGGTTGTCCGCGAGCGACTTTTCACGGCCCGCCGCGATGCGCTGTTGCGCCGCCAAGTATTCGTCGCTGCCGCGCAGCGATTCAGGCGTGTCCCGGTCGAGCTTCGCCTGTTCCTGCAAATACTTCTTACGGATGCTGCGCTCGCTCGCCGCGATCTGCTGCTCTTTGCGCCCCTTGCCGATCGCATCCAATTGCGACTGGTATTGCTCCGACTGCTGCTGCTGATAGTTCAGGATATCGGCATCAATCGAGGCGGCACGCTTCTTTAGTTCGTTTAACTGAGTTTGTGCCTCAACCTGCTTTTCCAGTTGAGCGTTGCGCTGCAACGCGGCGTCGACCTCCATCCTATGCAGCAATAGCGACTTTTCTGAATCTGTGAGTTTCTGGCCACGCGCTTGCTTCTTCTGAATCGCTTCGATTTCCGTATCGAATTTCAGCAGCTTTTCCGCTTCCGCCCCAAGCTTCTCGCGCGTGTTTAACTGCGCCTGCAATGTCGCCGCCGTCTCTTGCGCGGAACGCAGCATCGTTTCGGCCGCATCGTTGCGCGCACCTGCCGCCTTGTGCTGTTTCGGGTCTTTGAACTTGTCGGCCGCACTGGCAATCGTCGCATCACGCTCTGCCGCCAGCTTCGCGAGGTTTTCAGCGCTCGCACCGCCCGTGCGTTTCAATTCCGCCACGTCGCGCTCATACTTCGCGCTCGCGTCCTTCGCAGCCTTGGCGCGCTTCTCTGCATTCGACATCATCGAATCGCGCAATTCGCTCGTGTGCTTTTCGCTCTCGGCGATGACTGCCCGCGTGCGCGCCTCGTTGGCCGCCTTCCGTTCGGCATCCACCTTCGCTTGCGCCGCTGCAACCGCTTTCTGTGCCTCCTGCACGCTGCGCACGTCGCCCGCGTACATGTCCTCGCCGCCGAACAGAGACACGCCGCCGCGCTTGGCTGCTGCGAGATTTGCCTGTGCCTTCGCCAATTCCTGCGCCGGGGTGTCCGCCGCACCAATCTCCTTGATCGACGCCCAAGCGCTGCTGATCGCCATCGAGACGCCATGCCATGCTTTCGCAAGATAGCCCGCCTGCGCAATGCTCTTTTGCGACTGCGTATCCAGAGCATTGAACGCGACGACAAGCGCCCCAGAGCGGTCCCCGGCCTCCTGCATCGTCTTGATTTGCGCTTGCTGCTCGGCGCTCAGAAAATGCATGCTCAGTTGCAGGCGTTCCGCGCCCTTTTGTGGGTCGTCAAAGAGCGGCTGAAAGGCAGCCATTGCCTTATCCTGTGCCTGCCCGGTTGCGCGCTCGTAAGCCAGCAGCGCTCGACTCGCCGCCTCAACCGCTTCCGCGCTCCCTGTCTTGCCCGTCGACAGCACAGCCGTAACCGCGCTCATCGCCGCGCCGTGGCCGTTGATATCCTTGAGCGATTCTGCGAGCGCGCGCATGTTGGACGCCGTGACGCCCGCATAGTCGCCGGACATGGTGATAGCTCGATTCAGCGCCTTGGCTTCTTCAGCCCCTTGGTGCATCGCCACGATAGCGCCGCCAATCCCCACCACCAGAGCGGCAACGCCGATCGTGATCGGGGTAAACAGGCCCATTACGTAGGTCGCCATGCCCTTAGCCGCACCAGCGACAGACCCGAACATGTCTTTAAGCTGGCCGCCCTGCTGCAGGAGCACCGTGAGCGGGTTTGCGCCGCCCTGCAACTGCACCACGATATCCGTGAACTGCGCCGGAACCATCCGCATAGCCGCTGCTTGCTGCGCTGCGCTGATCCCGCCAGAACTATTGAATCCGCCGCCTGCCGCCTGCGCTTGCGCTGCCGCGATCTGCTGCGCCGTGATCTTCGCTTGCGCTGCCGCCTGAGCGTCCGCCATCTTCTGCTGCGCCAACTGCGCGTCCGTGGCGGACTTCGATGCTTGCACCTGCAACTGCGCATACCGGCTCCACAACCGGAACCGCTCGGCCGCGCCCGCTTGCGCTGCCGCCGTCTTTGCCGCCTCCGCGGCGCGCTGATCTGCGAGCGCCTGAGCCTGAGCCTTGGAATGAGCCGCGACCTCTGCTTGCGCGGCCAACTGCGCCCGCGCGATTTCCGCCTGCTTGTCGGCTGTATCCGCTGCCGCTGCTGCGCGAGCACTGGCGGCCCGCAATGCTTCCGCCTCCTGCCCCTTCGCTGCTGCCGCTGCTTGCGCGAGATTGGCCGCCGCTTGGCGCTGCACCGCGCCCGCTTGCGTCGCTGCCGCGAGGTCTTTCTCTGCTGCCGCCACCTCGCGCGCCATCTGCGCCTGCTGCGCCATCGCCGCCTGAGTGGCCCGGATATTGTTGATGAACGGTTGTGCGGCGTCGGAAATGCCGCGCTGCGCCGCCGCCCATTCGAGCATCTGATCCCGGCTCATCCCAGCCGTTGCAGACTGCTGCACAAGCGAGTCCATGAAACGCCGGATATCACGCTCCGAGCGAACGGACGTGCTGCCCGTGTTGCGGATCGCTTCTTCGATTGCAGACTGCGCAGCGGCCGTTTTCTGCCCCGCCAATGTCGCCTGTACCCCGAACCGATCAAAGCTGTTTTGCGCGCGTTCCAGTGCGGAATACACGCCGTCCGCGTTCACGGTCAGGTTGTATTGTGTGCTGTTAGGCAAGTCCTGCTTCCCTCAGAGATTTAGCCAAACTGGTCCGAATTGCTGCCAACTGCGCGTCCTTCGTGGCATCGATAGCAGGACGAAAGAACGGACGGGCCGCCTGCTTGCTCGTGCCGTATTCATAGAACGCCAGATAGTAGGCGTCCTTGCTCCATGTGACCGTGTACGTTGCGTGCTTGCCCTCCACGGATTTCTCCGGGTTGAACGTCACGAGCAACGCGTCACGGCCGAACCCGACCGGGAACTTCTGTGAACCTTGATGGTGAGGGAGCGGGCCGACAGGGGCACGCACTTCCGCCTCGCGCAAAACGACAGAGGCCGCACTAGCGGCGGCCTTGCGAATCGCAGACTCCCCCAATGCGGCCCCCATCCTTCGTATCAAATCACTGAATCCGTTCGGGTTTTGCACCTCCATTTTTAGCGCCATTGCGTCGCCTTGATCCGAACAGTTTTGCCTTCATCATCGCCGTTTGCTCCGCTGCATCCGCGAGCAAAACCGGTTCATTCGCGGGCGTTGTCGCCGCCATCCATCCGAACACGTCGGCCGGCCCGAACGGCTCTGCGCGCAACTTCGTGTCCCGGTTCACGTTGTAGACTGCTGCCGCGATAGCGCCCATTCGCAGGTCATCCATGACCGGGCCGAAGCGCTCGATAGACCCATAGGCCAGCCACTCGGCAAACTCGGCGCTGTCGATCTCTGCCTGACAGCGCCGAACGCTCATGCCTAGTTCGCGGGCGAGGCGGAACCAAGCGATGCGCTCAGGGCGGCGTCGGAGTTTTTTGCCGCATCCTCGACCGCCTTCTGGCCGATGCCGTTGATTCGCATCGCCACGGACACAACGCGCGCCATGACTTCCGGATTCTTGCCGGTCAGGGCGTCCACGTCGTCCGCTGTGAACAGCGCTTTGCCGTCCTCGCCGACCACGGTTGCCGCGACCATGACTGCCTGAAAGCGCGACGCCTTTTGCGGGTTCGCCACTTCCTCCATGAGTGCATCACGAGCCGCGCCGCTCATCACGCTCACGAGAACCTCGCCACCCCATTCGGGAACGTCGACGGATTCGGTCTTGAGGTCGAGCGCTCCGAGAATCTGCTCGCGATTGAGTGCCATACTTTTTCGTACTCCTTATTCGTTTATTGGTTGGTCGATCGACGGCGCACCCCGTGCGCGCCGCCACGTCGAGATTATGCGCCGCCGGATGGAGCGGGATCGTCCGGCGCGCCGCCGGTTGCAACGTCGCCCGGAGCGACCGGGACGACTTCACCCGTGACCGTCAGGGCGATGGTCGAGGTCATGACGGCATCCACGCCGCCGTTGATCGGGAACGACTTCACGAACGCGCGAAACTGGTCTGCCGTGCCGTCCGGGTAGACGAGTTGGAAGTCCGTCGTAGCCTGCGACTTCTGGGCGGCCAGCATCGCAGCCTGACCTGCGCCCTTGAGGTTGCGGTTTACGTCGAGGGAAAAGCTGCCGTTGTCCATGAGGCCCGGCTGCTTTTCCTTCGCCTTGCTGTCGAGGTCGGTAACATCGATTTCATTAGCAGTGCCATCAAATCCGCTGAAAGATTTAACGTTGTTTACCTTCGTCCACGTCGGTTTCGGGTCGGCCGGCTTGCCCGTGTTGATGTAGAACCGCGAGCCTTGCGCGTTGATTGCCGTGCTGCTCATATCACTCCTTGAACCAGATTGAAAAATCAAGACGGCGGCCGTGCAACTTCGTATCCGTCTCGTATGCGCTCGTCGGCGCGCCAATGGGGACAGCACCGGCGCGCATCATAGCGCGGCGTGCTTCTTGCATGCACCGGACGGATTCCCCCTTATCCGGCGACCAGATTGCAACCTGCATCCGCGCGTTTTGCAGGTCGTCCGGGTTGTTGTCGAGGTCGGTATTACTCACCCCGCCTACGGCCTGATAAACGGCGTATGGCGGCTTTGTCCCGGGCGGCGCTTCGTCGGGATAGGCTTTCATGCCGACGACCGAGCGCAAGGCCGCATACGTCAGCGAATCAGCGTCGGCCATTGTCCACCGCCGTACAAATGAGGTCGACGTGCTCGCGGCCCGCGAAGTCAGGTGAAACGGCGTCGACGTTGAACTGCTGCGATTTCGCCCCGCCCTTGCCGAGCAACACGGCCACCATGCCCTCGTGCAGACCTTCCCGGTAGCGCACGCGGATCGACGTTTTGACCTCGCCCACCGGCTGATCGGAGCGCATCACCTGCGAGCCCGACTTACCCATGACGTTGGCCCATACAGTGCAGACCTCGACCCATCCCTCCTTCGGCTGGCCGTATGCGTCCTGCGCGTCCGGGTCGAGCGCTTCGACTCGCACGCGACGGTTATAGCTTCCTGCCTTAGTCGTTGAACCCGACACTTCACACCCCCGGAATGACGCGCCACGGCCGCAGCAGCGTGCGCGAGTTGAACGGCATTTCCGCGACCTTTTGCGCGCCCGCCGAATCCTCGCGATTCGTGTAAAGCTCCGCAAACGTCTTGAGGATTGCCGCCTTTATTGCCCCGTTAATCACCATCGCAAACGGGCCGGCTGTGCCGGCCGCGCTCGCGGCATTGAACGTTTCTTGATCCGGGTACACGTCACGGTTGAGGTATGCGAACGCCGCCGCCTCTGCACCGTCGAGCAACACCGCGCACACGTCATCCTCGACGCCCTCATCCTGTCGCACGAACGACAGGGCCAGCGACAGCGGAATCACGCTCATTCGGCCGTCGCCTTGCCTCGCGCCGCTGCCTTCGGCTTGCCGCCTTCCGGCGCACCGTCCAGCGCGTCAGCAGCAGCGGCCGCGCCCTCCAGTTCCGGCGGGCACTCGTCGCCCGGCTCATACGTGACCGGGTAAATCTTGCCCGCCGGAACGCCGCGCCACACCTTCGAAAACACTGCCATCTATCACCCTCCATGCGAAAAAAAGGGGCGGCACGCCCTCATGCGCCCGCCCCCGTGTACTGCGGGCCGCTTACGCCGATGCGCCGACCTTCATTGCGCGCAGGCATTCCGGCGTCAGCAGACCGCCGCCGACGCGCTTGGTCGTGTAGAACTGCACGTTCGGCTTGTTGGTGTACGGGTCACGCAGGACACGAACGCCAACACGGTCGTTGATGAGGTAGCCTTGCATGAAGTCACCGAACATGATCGGGTTAGCGCCGGCCGCAACGTCCGGCATGTCCGGCAGTTCCGTGACCGCATAGCCCGCGAGCGTTGCCGGCTGGCCCGCGACAAGCGACGGTTGCCACAGGTAGTTCCCCATGTTGTCCTTGAGCTTGCGCACCTTGCCTTGCGTCGTCCGGTTCATCGTGAAACGCGCATTGAGCGTGTAGATGGACGGCAGGTCATAGATGAGGTCGAAAACCGCATCCGCCGTGATCGCGTTTGCGTCGCCGCTGTTGACGGTCTGGATTGCGCCGAGCGGATGCTTGGACGCGTTCACGCCGCCCTTGATGTACGTCAGCAGACCGGTCGGCATCTTGTCGCCCGTGCCCGTCAGGAAGCCGATGCCCTCCTGCTTGGCGAACTCCAACTGCACTTCGGCCGCGAGCCACGATTCGAGGTCGATCTCGGAATCGTCCAGCATTTGTTGCGTCGCCGCCGGGTTCGCGTAGATTTCACCGGTCGTGTAGGCGAGCGACTTGAACGCCGGCCCCTTGGTTTCCGGGCGAGTATCTTCCTCGCCAACCCACCCCGACTCAGTTCCGCGCATGTTGAACAGCTTCGAGTAGGCCGCCTTGCCGGTCGGTTGCACGCGGCAGATTTGACGCATGGGCGACACGAGTACCAACTTGCTCGTGATGCTGCGATCCCACTCGACCGGCGCGAGATAGCCGCCTTGCTCCGACTCGCCCTTGTTGAGCGACGCGCGGACTTCGCCCTTTTGGAAGTGCGCGTGGAATGCGTCGGAGTACTCCTTGTCCTTGACCTGCGCGCCCGCGCCCATCTGTGCGCCCGCCATCTGCACCGCGAGTTTGTCGATTGCCGCTTGGATTTCCGACACGTCGCCGTCGATGCGGTCGACTTTCGCGAGCGTGTCGCTCGACGTGTGACCGTTTGCCTTCAGCTCTGCCAGCGCGCGGTCGTTTTCGGCCTTGTACGCGGCGAATGCGGTATTCACGCCGTCGATAAGCGCCTTCACGGTCGACATGTCAACGTCGGCGCGCACCGACTGGATGCCGCGCGCGTTGATGCCTGCCAGTGCCGCGAGAACAACCGATGCCAGCTTGCTTTTTGCCATATGTGCCTTATTCCTTGATCGAGTTGATGAGGTTCTGCAGCGATGCTGCGATTTCTGCCGCGCCGCCGTTGTTTGCAGGCTCCGGCTTCACTTCCGGGCGCATTCTAGCCAACACCTCCGCGCGCTGTACGCGGCTCATTCCCGAGCTTGCGAGTGCCGAATCAACGGTCGCGAGAATGCGCCGCTGCTCCGCCGCCTTGGCGTCGCCCTTCGACGTTGCCGTGTCGTCCAGCAAGCCGGTTGCCATGCCGTTTTTGACGGCCTGATCCGCGCTTATCCACGTCTCTTTGTCCATCAGCGCAGCCGCGTCGGCCTTGTTCATGCCCGAGCGCTTCGCGTACAGACTCGCCATTGCGTCATCGAACGGTGCGAGCGTTTCGGCCGCTGCGACGAAGTCGTGACGGTTTCCGACCGCGACCGACCATGCGTTGTGGATCATCAGGAATGCGCCGTCGCCCATGAGGATTTTGTCCCCGGCCATTGCGATGACGGACGCCGCACTCGCCGCCAGCCCCATGACGTTTACGGTCACTTCCGCGTCGTGCTGGCGCAGTAGGTTGTAGATAGCAACGCCCTCGAAAAAATCGCCGCCCGGCGAGTTGAGATTGACCACGACAGGGACACCAGCGCCGATGCTTCGCAGCGCCGCCGCGATCCGATTGGACGTAACGCCCGTGCCGTCCCATGTCTCACCGATTGCACCGTTGATCGTGATGCCGCCAACGTCGTCGCCGGCAGCGGCCCGGATTTCCGGTTGCCAGCGCGCCAGCACGTCCGGGCGTGCGATCTGCTCGCCGCCCTTCAGGCACGAAGCCGCCTTGATTTCCGGCAAGCTCATAAGACTCATTGTTTAGCATCCCCCTTCGTTTTCTGAGTCATCGGATTGCGTAGCTGATCGGCCACGGCATCATTATTGCGCGGCATGTCGAGGGTGTCGCGCACCTCGTTTTGCGTCATCCACGGCGACGAACCGCCCGCACCAAGCGCCTTGCTGAAAAACGCCGCCTGATCGTTGAGCGTGCCACGCAGTAGCGCGGCCTCGTTGAACTTGAACGCATATGCACCAAGCTCTTTGTCGGACAGAAAGCACCGGGCGAGCGCCTGCTCCCACTGTACGAACCAGTGCGACAGGCCGTATTGAATGAAGAACAGCGCCAACTGCTCGACGCCCGAGCCCCACGACGTGTCATCCATCATCAGCAGCGGGCGAGGCACGCCGTACATGCGAGCCACTTCCTCAATCTGATGGTTCCGGTTTTCGATCTGCTGCGACGACTGCGCTGTTGTGGCGAACTGCTTGGCCGTGAGCCCTTCCTCAAGAATCATCCAGTTTCCGGCGTTCTCAGCGCCGCCGTAATCGTCGTGCAACGACTCCTTCAGGCGACCGTATGCCTGATCGGACAGGGCATCCTTTGATTCCAGCGCGCCGCCCGCCATAACGCCGGTACGGAACAGCTTTTCCGTCGACCTTTCCGCCGCTTCTGCGAGGTCGAGCGCGTTACGGCCGAGGCGCAACCGCGAAATGCCGTGGATTCCGTCGAGCGATACATCACGCAGGTGCAATACCTCATCCGCCTTCAATTCGATTGAGTTGCCGAACGGGTCGACGTGATCGTAGACAACCTCGAATGATTCGGTAAGGCGCGGGCGGGTCGAGAAGCGCCGGCACGGCACGATTGCTACGGGCCGATTGCCGAGCGGCGAGCGGATAACGCGGCCGTAGCCGTTGCCGTCGAGCAACGCGTGAAGCTGAATCAGGCTCTTGAACTCGTGTGGCGTCTGCCAGCCGTTCGGCTTGAGCTTGATGAGGCGATGCGCCTGGTTGCCGGACTGCACGGCCTTGGTGCTGTCCGTCGCCAGCAGATTGATGGGAAGCATGCCGACCGACTCACTGATGAGCGTCGCGCATCGCAGCAGCGCCATATTGCGCAGGCGGCGTTCACCGATGAGGTCTTGCCCGCCTGCTTCGCCCCGCCGCATGTATGCCAAAAAGCGCGGATCGTCCACGCCGTAGAAAGTTTCGCCGCCGCCCGACGGCGCGCTTACCGTCGCTCGGACGGCGGGCTCGTGCCTCACCTCCTCTTTTTTAGGACTACGTTTAAACACATTCCAAATTGCCATATCCCCCCTCAGAGTCGACGGATTCCGCGCTTCTCATAGACTGACTTCCCGCGCGCCGCCGGGTTGGTCATCATGAGCGACACGGCGTCGAATAGTGCCATCAGCGGGTCGATCTTGGCCGATCCGCTCACCTGCTTCGTGATGTTGATTGCGTTCCCCACCGGCACGACGCGGGCATTCCCTACACACCAGTTCATCATGCGCGTCCCGCCGTGGATAAGCGCGCCCTCGACCGGCTCCGCGTCGGCCTTGCGCCCTGACGCTGCCGCGATGCGCCGCTCTGCCGTCTTGATCGCGCCGGCCAGTTTCCAACCCTGCGAGATGCCAACAATCGAATCCTCCGGGATGCCCGCCTCGACCAGCGCATCGAGAATCCCGCCGATACCGGCGGGGTCAGCGCCTACCTTGTCGAGCAACCCCGCATCGTGAATCTGCTTGACCCGCGCTGCGACCTCCAACACGTCGTCCCCGATCTGCTCGCAAACGGTCAGGTCGGCGTCGCGTTCGAAGTCATGCAGGGTCGAGGCAATATCCTTGCGGCGTTCGAATACGGTTTTGTGCGCCCACGCGTGAAACCAAACCAGCCAGTTGCGCGTCTCGCGAATGCGGCCGACCACTGCGAAGCCCAACAGGTCATCGAGCCCGCCGCCGTCGACGCCAACGTCGACCACCTCGCATTGTTCCAACAGACTTTCGAGCGTGAGCGCCGACTGTAGCGCGGCCCCTTCCCAAAACTCCGCACCGGCCCATCGATCCGAACGCAGCGATAAGCCAATCTCGACGTTCGCGTGCTTCGCAAGGAATCCGCGAAACGACTCCTCTCCCGCCTCCCTGCTCTTGCGGAACTCGCGTTCGAGGAACGCTTGGTCGACCGAGTAGCCGAAATTCGGGTTGACCATCGCCAGATTCTCGACCAACAGGTGTTCCTTCCGCGCGCGCATGTCGTCGGGATGCTCGTAGATGACCGGCACAAAGCACGGGTCATCGATTTTCCCGTCGCGCACGTCCCGCGCATATCGAAGCTTCTGCGCGAACACGCCGGCCGGCGGCTCGTTCGATTGCGTCGTGAGGTAGATAACAAAGCCCTCCGGACGACTGGCAAGGCCGCCCGTCGCTTCCCGCAGCATGTCCTCCGCGTTCGGCATCTTGCCGAACAACCACAGTTCATCGATCAACGTGCCGACGCTCTTTTTCCCCGACACCGTGTTGGCATCGGCCGCAATCACCTTGAGCGTCGCGCCCATCGTGCGATGCGTGATCGTCTTGATGTGCGTCTGCACCTGAAACAGGGGATCTAACTCGGGCTCGTGCTTCACCATGTCGCGCGACGGCGCGAAGCTGTTGTTCGCGACCTCCATCGTTGGCGCAAGGATTGCGTATTCGGCCGACAGACGCTGATTCACAAGCATGGCGGTCATCATGATTCCGGCCGCCAGCGTCGATTTGCTGTTCTTCTTCGGCAGACAGACGAACCATTCCGTAATAAGCCGCCGACCGGGCGGGCCATACTCCCCATGACGGTCATACGCGCCGAAGATCGACCGCACGAGGTCGAACACCCATTCCGCCGATGCCTCGCCAAACGTAGGCGATCCGGGCGCGTCAACGATCTTCAGTTGCTTGAAAATGCCGAGCGCGTACTCCGCCTCTTCCGGGAAAATGGGCGGCGGAATGATGGTCTTGCCGGCCTTCAGGCGCTCGCCCCAATCCTTGCACGCGGTCGACCACTTCAGCGTCATAGGCGCTTACCTCCCGACGCTGCCAGCTTCGGCAGTGGCGGGGATGCGCCAAACTTCGACGCCGCTGCCTTCGCCGCGTCGGCCTGCTGCTCCTTCTTGCCCTGCTCACCCTTCTTAGCATGTTTAAACGGCATCAAACCTAGCGCAGCCGTCACCCGTAGCTTCTGCTCCGTCTCCTGATCGTTCATGACCGCGAGTAGGAAATCCATCGGGTCTTTAAACGTCATCAGCTTGTCGAGGTCGAACCCGGCCGCCCGTGCGGAATTTGCTGCGCGCGTTGCCGCAGCAGCCGCCTTCTTGGCGTCGTCAGCGGCTCGACGCGCTTCCGGCGTGTCCGGAATGTCGACCGGCCTGCCGGCCGGTTTAACGCCCTCGTAGCCGTGTTTTAACAGGTAGGCTTTAACGTCTTTATCTTTAACAAGCCGCGACCCGGCCTGCGATGCCGTCGCCGCGCTGTATCCCGCCGCGATAGCCGCAGCCTTATTGGACCGCCCCGCCATGAGGGCATCAGCGAATTTCCGTTTCCTTGCCGTAAGTGCCATTAACAAAAACCTCAATAGGGGATTTTTTCCCTGCGTGCGGGAGCGGTCGGTCCTGGCGGGTAGAGGGTGAAAAGTTTCGACACCCCCACCCTAAACCATTGATTTCATTGGGTTTATCTCAGTCCGGCGCGCCGCTCCGCGCGGGCCTTCTCGCCGTCGTGATGCGGTTTGCATAGGGTTTGGACGTTCGCCGGGTCGAGGCGCAGGCGGTCGTCGCCCCGGTGCGGAATGATGTGATCGCCTATCGTGCCTACCGGCTCCGCGATGCCGCGCTCCGCGCACTGCAACACCACGTCGACGGGCGACAGGTGGTACATGCCAAGGTCACGCAGACAGAACACGCAATGCGGATGCTTCGCAAGATGCTTTGCCCGGACTCGTTGCCAGTCAGCGCCATATCCTCGCGCCGCCGCTGTCGACTTCCCGGCGCGCCACGATCCGGCTGTTACCGTTGTGTGCCTCGTCTCTTGTGTCTTGATGCGCGGGCGCAGCGTCGTGAGCCTGCTTGCCATCACCGCGCCGCCCGTTGCGGCAGCGCCATGTCGATAGCCTTGGCGTCCTGCTCGTCATCCACAACGACCTCACGCCAACGCAGCGTCGTGTAGCTTGTCGAGATTCCGCCGACCGTCGCATTGGCTGCGTACAAGCCCGGATCGCCCTTACGGCGCATCAACGCAATCACGTCCATTTCTGCGCCACGCTCGGCAAAGATGGATACGTTCGGAATAGGCTGCTTGGTGTCGCTCATGTGGTCGCCAAATAGAAAAGCCCGCGACCAGTCTCCCGGCGCGGGCTATGGGTTGAATTGTCTGCCCTTTGCGGGAGAGTCCCGATTCTACGGGGCGGCGTCAGTTCAGTTCGGCACCCTCTGCGCCACGTATCAGCGTAAGCGGCACTCCTACGCCGCCTCCGCGAGCGGGAACACCTTGCGATGGTCGATCATGCCAGCGGCGTCGAGCGATGCAGACAGGGCCGTGTAGCCCGCCGTTTCCTGCGCAACGATCCACTTCTGAATGACCGAGCCATGCGCAGCGGCCGACGCGGAACCGACGCCGTAGCGGCGCGCCGCCATGTCGAGGTCGACGTGCGCGCCGAAGTGCTTGCGGACCACTGCGACGCGGTACTCCTGCACGGGCAGGCCGGGAATCTCGTCTGCTGCGCGCGCCGCCAATACCGCCGTAATCTGCTCAAAATCGCGCGTCAGCTTCCAGCCTTGGCAGCAGCGCGAACCGCAGTCGCATCGATCCTCGCGCGCGACACGGCCCGCCATGACCGCGAGAAGCTGATACAGCGGCAGGGCTTCCATGTGCCGCTTGATGATGCCGACAGTCCCTGCACCGTCGAGCGCCTTGTCCGTGTCGACCTGATCGCGCGCCGCCTGCGACTCGCCGTAGTTCATCGCGAACGACACCGCCTGATGCGCCGTTCTGAAAATCCCCGCTGCTGCTTGTTTTTCGCTCATTCTCGCTTTTCGGTTGGTCAAAGAAAACGCGCCGCCAGCCGTGATAGCTGTGCGGCGCGTTGCCGATTATCCCCACCCCTTAGCGGGACTGAACATGAGCCGATTCGGGCGGCTCGCTGCGATCCGTCCGGCGCATTCGCATTACTTGCCCTTCACCAGCTCGCCGTCCGGGTTGTTCGGGTCATACGTACCCGTGTTCGGGCCGTTCGGGTCGTATTGCGGGATGATTTCGACCTTTTGGTTGCGCAGGAACAGATTGCGCACCATCCCGCCGACGATGACCACGACGGCGACCGCACAAAACCCGTAGATAACGATGTCGCTCATTTTTGTATTTCCCTCTCAGTGAATGACCGTGAATGTGATGCCGTTTGCCGTGAGCCAGTCGCCTAGCGCGTGCCGTGGCTCTGTTGCCTTCGGCCACTGATACACGATCTCGATATTACCGTCGGGCCGCTCGCTTATTTCTCCGGCGAATGGCGCGCCGGGATAGGTCACGAATGGCACGCCGTCAACGATTGCCCGCTGCGCGTGTTCCGCCAGCGCTTCGGGCACGTCGTCTTTCAGGATGAACGCCAACGCCGTCATTCCGCCGCCACCGATACGCCGAATCGCTCGACCACCAGAGCGCGCGCCGCCGCTTCGAGGGGCGTCTCACCGACACCGTAGGCCGCGCTTTCGCTGTCTGCTCGCGCCACCCATCGGCCACCGTCCGGGTAGATGCCAACGCGCCGCCGCTCAATCAGCGCGCCGCCGTCTTTCCAATCTGTCGACGGACGGAACGGCCCGCGCATCCGATATTCGCGCTTGTCGTCGCCCGGAAGCATGAGCCCGCGGACGCCGACCGTTACGCGCGTCACGAGGCATTGGCCGCCCTCGATTTCCACCGACAGGTCCAACGCCTTCCCCGTCCAGTAGTCGAGCGCCGCGCCGGTCAGTTCGCCCACCATGACGCGCTTTGCCTTTTTCCTGCCCGGCGCGTTCGGGACGGAAAGCTCATACTCGCCCGATTCCATGAAGGGCGTGAGCGTCGCCCGGTTGTCCTTCACAAAGGCCGTGACCCATGCGTGTTCCATGTCGACCATTCGCGAGCGGTCGACCAGATAGGCGCGCATCGGCTCAGGAATCCACGCCAGTACGCGCACTACGTCCGGCAGTCGTTCGCCGTTATGCACAACGCGCTTGACCGCGTACACCATCGTTTCGACCGGCGCGTCGACCTCGCCGTGCCCTGTCCTCCCCCTGACCAAAAAGTGATCCTGCGACGGGATTTGCACCAACAGCCGTGTTGCTTGCATCGCCGTCCCCTTACCGCGCACCGTAATACCACTTCGCGCGACCGCTCGACATGAACGGCGCAAGCTCGCGCGCGTTCTGGCTCACCCGCGCCGTCGCCCGGAGAACCGAGCGCGAATTCGGCCGCCAACCTTCCGCCGACTGAAGAATCGCCCGCGCACGAGTTGGCACGTAAATGTCGACGTCCACCACGTCGGGCCGATACGCGTCATCGCCCTTCACGCGGATACGCCGCGCCACGAAGCAATGCGCCTCGACCGTCTCGACCGTCTTGCGCCCCTTGATCGTTACCTCAACGTCTACAGCCAGTCTCATAGCCTGATCCCCATTTTCTCGTTTCGAGCCGGCACCCATCGCCGGAAAGCATCGTTCCACGTCTCGCGCTTCTCATCGCGCGTCAGCCTGTTGCCCTGATCGTATTCAGCGTGGCACCAGTAGCAGGCCGGCACCGTGAGCCCGTCCGCGACCTTGAGCCCCATTCCCTTCCCCTCGTTGCGGTGCGCCGGTACGACGGTTTCATCCGCCGGCCGGCGCGGACATGTGCCGGGAATCAACAGGTAGCAGGGCTCACCCCTACACGCCGCCAGATACTTCGCATCCTCGCCCGTAGCTTTCTTCGGCCGGGACGCTTTGCGCCGCTTGGCGGGCCTCTCATCCCGCGCCGCCGGGTCGGCGGCCTTACGCTGGAAACCCTTCGAGGGCTTCGAGAACGTCGACCACTGACCCGGTTTCGCCTTGACCTTGAACGGCGTTCGTTTGAGCGTGCGCTTGCGGTTTAAGCAGTCCTCACGGGGCTGCGCACGACTCAAGCTGCTCAAGCGCAGAACCCCGCCGCCCGCTGCTGCTGGCCGACCGACGCCATGTCGTGAAACGCCGAGTAGACGAGCGGATCGAGATTGCGCAGCCACGAGTTGCGGGGCCAGCGACCGCCAAACTCCGAATCCGGCTTGCGGCGCGTCGCGCGGCGGTTGTGCTGCCCGTTGTAAATGTTCTTGCCCGGCCCGTAGACGTACACCAGCGCTTGCGATTCCTTATCCACGACGTGAATCGACTGCCCCGCATCCTCTGCCGACAACTGCCGCACGATGAAGGCGATCGTTTTGCGCGGCGTCCGCAGCGCTTCCGCGATTTGAACGACGGTACGGCGGCGGCCGTCTTGCATCAGTTCCTCGACGCGCTCGGCGGTCGACATTTTCGGAACAACGATTTGGTCTTTACTGTTGTGCATTTTCTACATTTCAATTTGCATTGATGCGCGCATGTTTCGCGCGCACCGGGCGGTCATCACTGAATCCGCACCGGAGCTACTACACTTCCTGAATCTCGATACCGTGAACAGCACGCATCAGGTGTCGTTTCAGCGAATACACGGGCGTTTTCATGCCCTTCACGTCCTCGACTACCTGCTTACCGTCGCGCTGATACACAAAGTCCGCTACGTATGTCCGGGCACGCTTTCGCTTCCCATCCATCACCACAGCCGGCGCGATTTCAAAGCTCACCTGCAACCGCAAATCACTGATGATTCCGGCGGTCTGCATGCGCTTGAGGTCGAAATACCTCGACCGCTCGCGTTCGCTATCAAACTTGATCCCGTCAGCCTCACACTTCCGGTTTCCGTACTTCGCGGCTTTCGCCGTACTGCCACCAATCGACGGCGCGCCCACGCCGTCCGCAATCTCGTCAAACCCTGCATCGACGCTTGGCAAGTTGCCCGTCGTTCGGGCAATCAACCGCTGCGCTGTCGATAGCTGCGACCTAATCCGGGCCGTGCCGATGTGCGTTGCGTCGCCCGGCACGTCGATATCCCACCCCATCTGTCGCGCGCCGCCTTTCGGCTTGCGCCTACTGCCTACCGCCTGCGACAACGCTGCCCGCGCCGCCGCCAACCTTTCGTCCTTTCCTTGCATCTACCTCCATCGCCCTAGCCGGGCTTTGCTTCGAACCTCACCGGATTCATCCGACACGCGCTGCCGCCAACCACGAAAACCCAATCGGGCTGATGCGCGCAGTTCCGAAACCCAAGCCTGTACATTCGCGTATGGCCGGGCCGCTCCGTTGCGTGCTTGCATCCCCTACACAGCTTAGGAATGCTTACCTCTTGGAAAGCGTGTTCCCCCCGTGTTTCTCGCATCCCTTTACCCCCCGGTCATCGGCAGGCCCAATGCCTCGTGTGCGATGCGCAGCTTGTTCAAGTCATGGCTTCCGGGCCGCCCGCGTTCTTCCCGCACGATCCTTTCCGCCCACTGCATATTTCCGCCCTTCGACTTGTTGAGCGGCGCTGCCTGCTTTGCGATCCGCTCGATTTGCTGCTGACCTTCCGCCCTGCTCGTTTCCGCCGCACCGGGAGCCGCAAGCATCGCGACACGCTCGGGAACCGGCGGCACGCTACCCGACTGCTGCACCTGCGTAAGCGCCGCCCTGAAACGGGGGAGTAGCTGCGCGTGCGTCTGCTGCACCATGTCCCACTCACCGATCTTCGCCGCCGCCCAAAAAATCGCCGGGTCCGACCAAACGTCTTTGCCGTGCTGCCTGCGTCGCATCTGCTCGACCGCTTCGTGCAGCGCTGCGTCGACATCGATTGCCGGCTTGCACGCTTCGATGAACTCCCCCCATCCCGGCGCGTACTTCATCCGCTCGCAGCCCCGGATACCGCGCCGTAGATCGCCGGGCGTCAGCTTGGCGTCTACGATCCGCTGCCCCCAAGCTCGACGCATATTCGCAATCCCCGAGTCCTCCCCGCCGACCATTACCCCGCTCTCGAACTTCGCCACGAACGGCCGACCGAACAGACCGAGCAACTCGGCAAAGACGTAATCCATTGCGGCATCAATGCGCGACTGCTGCGCGCCGCCGGCTGCAACCTCCGTCAATCCGCACCCCCATCAATCCATCGCGCATCGCCATCAATCGTTTGGTCATCGCGCGGCGCTTCGCCGTAACCCGCCTGACCCGGCATACCGTTCGGGAACAGCGCGGCATACGATCCGGAGCGCTGCTCATCACGTCGGCTCGGCGCTTGTTGCTTCGCGCCCCCACTATTTCGCAGGAACCAATCCGCTTTGAAGCCCTGCCATGACGCGCCAGCCGCATACTGCACTGCCTGCGCGGGCGTCATGCCGACCTTTGCCGCTTCGCGCTGCACGGCCTCCCACACCGTCGCCGTCACCTCCTTGCCCTTGCGGGCGGTCATCCAGTCGGCAGCGTGTTGCAGGTCCACGCCCTGAGCCACCAGAAACGCTATCGACTGCTCGCGCTTCGTGACCCGCTTCGCTTTCTGCCCGCTTGGCGGATCGGAAGGCGGCTTGTCCGCCTTATCTTTTGACTTATCTCTTATGTATTTCTCTCTTGGTTCTCTCTCTTTCGTGTTTTCCGAATACCCCCTTCGGTTTTCCGAATAGGGTTCTTCGTGTTTTCCGAATACCCCCCCTTCGGTTTTCCGAATACCCCCGTCCACCTCTACAGGGGCGCGTGGAACCACCCAAATTCGACGTTCCACAACCTGTTTCCCGTCCCGGATGTAATCGATCCGGATGCACCCCCGACGCTCTAGCGCATTGATGACTTCCGACACCCGCGACACCGACAGCCCGAAGAATTCGGCGAAGCGCTTGTTGCTCGCGTAGCAGCCCCGATCCGATGTTTCGAGGCTGTCAATCTCGACCAGCATCACTTTGTCAACCAGTGACAGCGAGCGGTCGAGCCACAACTCAGCGGGTATCCATATGCCCTTGAACTTCCGCTGCTCCGTCATGCCATGCCCGGAAATTCTGGGTTGTCGGCGCGGCGCTTGGCCCACTCCAGAATCTGCGCGACATTGATTTTGTCGGTTAATGAACATGCATTCACCGCGCCGCCCGACTCCACTTCGATCGCTATCGCGCGAGCGATGCCGAAGCGCTGATTCGTGCTGATCGACTTGCGCATGCTGCTGACCGTCGATCCGACGCGCCTCGCGAAGTCTCGCTGGCCGTCCGGGGTCTTGGTCTTGAGATACCTCCTGAGTGCTTCCATACGTTCTCCCTTTAAATCGGTTACATCAGTTCCGGCCAAATCTCCCGCAAATCGTCGGGCCTCAAATCCTTCCGCGTCACCGCGCCGCCAGATTCGCGCTCGATCCTCACGCAAGGCCCTCACAAGCAGCGCGCGTCATCGAGGCAAGAAATACTACAGCTCGTCCATGCCCGAAACATACACCAAATGGTTTATCTTAACAACACCATTGTGTTTATTTCACCATTTGGTTTCAAGTGTTCTAATGAGAGCCATGAACGACGATCTACTGACCCATGCGCAGGTCACTGAATTGCGCCGAGAAGCACTCAACCGTCTGATCGAAACGCACGGTCAAGCCGAAGTTGCGCGCCGGATGAAACGGCTACCCCAGCAGATAAACGACATGGCGAAGTCCAAGTCATTTGGGGAGAAGGTGGCGCTTGAATTTGAGCGCGCGTGGCGAGATAACTCCGGAGGGGAACTGATAGACCTCATTGCACCAAGGCCGCGCGGGAACGCGCGCCTTGGTCCGGTGGGCTGGGATAGCCTAGGTGAAATCGATCGCGCGAGAGTTGAGGCGTTTATCAGCGGGCTACTTGCTCGAGCGCCGATTCCCCCCGCTGCGACGCGCCAAGACGAAGATCGGCCAGCAGGCGACTGACTTCCACATTCGCTTGAGCTATTGGCTCAAGCGACGAATCCTTAAACGTGAATCCTTGAGTCACAACAGGGCGCCGCCCGCGAGCAGTCAACCCGAACGCTGGGCGCTCAAGCGTCACATCCCACCGGCCATCCATCCTCAGGCGCTCGACCAAGACAACGCCCCCAACAAGAGCGGGGTTGGTCGAAGCCACAACCCTCGCAATATCCCCCGCGCGGCAGCGTAGGCGGCTCTCCCCGTCACTATTCTTTTCTTTCATCTACCTTTCCGTAGCAACAATACTGTACATCCATACAGTAGTCTATCCATAGACTCACTTCCTTACAACACCGTATGGAGTGCATCTCGTCTGAATTTGCGCATCGGGATTACCCTAAAAGCGCGGCTTTAAACCAAATGGTGTTGACATGATATACACCTTTTGGTTTATAGTTCGGGAACTGACAACGCAACACGAAGGGGAACGACGCTTGGCACAAACGCTGATCATCTATCGCACGTCGAGCCGTGGCCGTGGCGGCTATTTCGTTAGCGGAGAAAGCGACGATCTTGGCGAGCTCGGCGGAACGCTCGACATAGCCGAGGCCCGCGCATTCGCAAGCAAGAAGGCCGCAGCGAAGGTTATTGAAGCCCTCGCGGGACAGGCTCGTGTGAACGCTTCGGATTTCCACATCCTCAAGCGCGCCTGAACAATAGCCCCCGCTACGGCGGGGCAATCGCCATAACAAATAGGAGTACGTATGGATATGACCCGGATCAAGGCATACGCGAAGGGCTGGAACGCCGCACAAATGAGCCGCGCGCTCCCGGCGGATGCCGGCCTGATCGCAGCAATCGGCTACCGCGACGTGTTGCAGGCTCGCCCGCAGCGAGCCAAACGACGCGCAGCCAAGAAGGAAATTCCGCAACGCGCAGAGGGCTGGCGCTTCGCTGGCGCAGCCGGCCTGTTCACGGTATGGCACGCCGGCAAGAACGATTACCGCGTGACTGACGGCGCGCAGGGCGAGGCAGTAGGCACCCGCGACCAGTTCGGCCTCGCTCATGCACTCGCGCGCCGCCTCTACGACTACGCCCGCCTTCACGTCGAGCAATGAGTGCGACACGGCAACACGTTCGTTGCAGGCATTGCCAGAGGCGGCGGTGTCTGCCCCGCCTGCTCTCCGAATACGAGACGCCGCCAGCCTGCCGCACCTGTGCGCGGCGCGACTACCGCGTCGACAAATGGATGAATCGCCGGGATACGACGCTCGCGTGCTGTAGCTGCGCGGGCTACTGGTTCCCGCATCGGCGCGGCTCCCTTTTTTGCTGGCATCGCGCGGACGGCACGAACCGATACCCCGGCGATCCCGACTTTGCCGACCGAAATTACGACCCCGAGATTCACTCACTAGCGAGTCACGCAGCATGAGCAATCGAATCATTTCTGGCGTCATCGCCGCGACTGCAACAGCTACCGCCATCGGCCTGTCTGCCGTCTCAGGCATCCAGCGCGGCGGATGGGAAAGCGAGCGCGCCCTCTTGATCGCAATGGGCGTCGTGCTCGTCGTCGCGGCCCACCTGATCCCCGCGTTGACGCGCGGAAAGCCTGCAACGGCGCGAATGATCGGCTTCGCAATGTGGGCGGCGGCGATGGCGGCGACCTGCTACGGCCACGCGACGTTTTTCGTGTTCGCAGCGAGTCACGCGGGCGACGAGAGGGCCAGTCACGTCACTGCCGAGCCCGTTACCGCGTCGCGTGACCTTGTGACTATCGCGCGTGACCGCGCCGCCGTAACGGGCAAGCTCGCTCAAGCGCAGGCCGAGCGATGCCGCCGCACCTGCCCCGAATTGCAGGCGCGCCGGGCGAGGCTGGCGGGCGAGATACAAGCGCTCGACGTTGAGCGCGACATGGCGACGCGCGACTCCGCTGCGCGTGACCGCGTGACCGTCGAGCGCGACGCGGCAGCGCGTGACCCGATGACCGCCGCGCTTGGCCTCTCGCCTATGGCGATCGGGATGCTGTTCGCCGCCGTGCTTGAGGGTGTCGCCTGCCTCTGCTGGACGCTTGCCCTATCCCCGGTTGATCGCGTGACCGTCGAGCACATGGCCGCCCCGGTAACGGAAGGTAGCGCCGAGTCAGTCGCGCCAGTCACACCGGTAACGCCGGTAACGCCAGCCGCAGCGGTCATCAAGGTAACGGCGAAACCGGTAGAGACGGCGAAAGCGACCAAACCCGCGCCGCCATCCGTTCCCGCGTCATATCTCGAGCGTGCCCGTGCCGCCGTAGAGGCGAACCAGCTACGAGCAACCGTGATCGAGATTCGAAAGTTTCTCGGATGCTCCCAGAGCCGCGCAGCAGCCATCGCAAAGCAACTCAAGCAACCTGTTTAAACATGCACTCGACCATCCCCCGAACCCTCGCGGACTACCGCGAAAAGACGCAGGCGCAGAGGGTTTACACCTTCGCCCGTAAGCGATGCGCTTGCGGCAAGCAAGTAACAGCGCGCCAGCTTGGCCTATTCGGCCGATGCGCCGCCTGCCACAAATCGAACCAAGGGAACAATCAATGACCACCACCAATAAGAGCCGCGCTGATGCGCTGACGGACCGAATCAAGGCGATGTTTGCGCGTAACCCGGCGGGAGAACTCGGGCCATCCGACGAGCCGGAATCGCAATATCGCCTTGGGTACAACACTGCGCTTGAGGACGTGCTCGGCGCGCTGGAAAACATTGTCCAGCAGCCCGCAGCAACGCAGGCCGACGAGCGAGCGACGTTCGAGGCGTCAGCGGATGGCGCGGATGCTGCCCGCGAATATCTGGTTCGATACCTTCGCGCGGCAGTCGGCAACGACACTTTCACGCAATACATTCGCGCCGAGCTCGCGGGTGATTTTGCCTTGGCGATCGCGAACGCTCACGCAGACCACAGCGGGGGGCGCAATGATTGAGACGGGCGAAGTATTGAACCTCGCGCGGCGCGCAGTGCAACTCTATGCAGAGACACACCCGCGACCGCTGCACGTCACGATCCAGCAAGCGGCCGAAATGATGGGGTTGAGCCGCCACACCGTGAGCAAGATGGTCAGCATGGGGACGTTCCGACTCAACAAGTGCGGGCGCATCCCCATCGGCCAAGTTGACGCCGCGCTACAGGGTAGCTAACCGAGCGGCAATATCAGCAGCGGATTCACGGTAATACGTCCGCTGCAATATCTTCAGGTCGGCATGGCCGCTTACCCGCGCCAACGTCATCACGTCGACCTTTCGGGATAGCCGGGTCAATGCTTCGGCCCGGCTGTCGTGGAAATGCAGACCGGCAATCGACGGGTAAGCGACAGCCAGCCGCTCCCTCGCCTTTCGGAACAGGGCATCGAGGCTTTGACTCGAAATCGCAAAGCACCGCTCCCTATCCGCCACCACACGCAGCAATCTCACCGCCTGCCGGGTCAACGGCACTTCGCGCGGCTTGCCTGTCAAGTGCTGTGTCTTGTGCGGCACGCGGGCTACTCGACGTTCGAGGTCAAGCGTACCTTTCCCGAGCGCCAATATCTCACCCGCACGCATAGCCGAGCGCAGCGCGACCAAGAATACGAGCGCCGTCTCTTGCTGCAACGATTGCGGCGGCACACCTGCCCTATATCCCAACTGCCTGCAAATCAGCTTGACCTCTGTCGGGGATACGCGTCGATCCCTTGATGGCGGCTCGGCGGGCAAGCGGAAGCCCTCGAACGGGTTGGCGTCCATCCACCGCCATTCCTTGCGCGCGACAGAGAATGCGTTTCGCAGCCAGCTAATATCACGCAGGACTGACGCCACGCCCACCGCCGGAACCGGCTCCCCATCACTCCCCACGAATCCCCGCAGTCGCGCATCGCGCCATGCGGCAAGATCGGGCGTCGTGACTTCGGCCAGCGTCTTATCCGCCAGTTCCGGGAAGTTGCGCAGGAATGCCCGCAGCCGCAGTGACTCGGGGCGCGAGCCGCGTTTCGACGGGATTATTTCCTTGTCGTACTGCTCCAACATGGCGCGCACGGTGTAGCGCTCGGCCGGTTGTTGCGCAGCCTGCTTACGTATCTCAAGCTCGCGCGCTGACGCCCATGCCTTAGCCTCGCGCTGCGTTCGAAACGTCTGGGAGTCTCGGACCGGTTTGCCGGCCGGATCGGGCTTAACTGAAATTTGCGCCCGCCAACCGTCTTTGTAGGGAGTAATTGAAGCCAT